GAAAACCTTGGCTGGGAAGCTCATCGGCTCTAACATTGTTGCAGTGAAAGACGAGCTGCGCAAGAGTGCTGGTGACAGGATTCGCATGAATCTTCAGATGCTTCTATCTGGCCGTGGTCGGACTGGCAACGAGGTACAGGAAGGTAATGAGGAAGTCCCGAACTTTCACACGGACGATCTCACTATTGACCAGCTTCGTAATGCTAGTCGCTGGTACGGGAGAATGGATAAGCAGCGCGTGGTTTACGATTTCCGCAAGGATAGTCGGGATCAACTTTCCGACTGGTTTGCAGACAGGATTGACACTTCACTTTTGAACCAGGTCTGTGGTAACACTGCCCAGACCGATACCGCGTATACCGGGCTTAACGCTACGGTAGCGCCTTCCACTAACAAGATTATCTATGCTGGTAGCGCGACTTCTGCCGCGACTCTCACTAGCTCAGATACCTTTGACCTTAGTCTGATTGACAAGGCCATTACTCGCGCTAAGGTTCTGCGCGACGTGTATGGCGAGCCAGTCATTCGTCCGGTCAAGATTGGTGGCGGGGATCATTATGTCATGATTCTCCACCCCTATCAGGTGAAGGCACTGCGCGTCAACACTTCTACTGGTCAGTGGTTTGACATTCAGAAGTCAGCAATGCAGGGTGGCGAGATTGCTAGTAATCCCATCTTCTCCGGGTCTCTCGGCGTTTATAACGGCGTGATCCTCTTTGAGAACGAGCGGGTTCCGCTGGCATGCGACACTACCACTGCCGTTGCTCTTACGCGCCGAGCGCCCATCCTGGGTGCTGGTGCTTGCTGGATGGCCTATGGCCGAGCTGGTGGAAGTGCTGAAAAGTACATCTGGAACGAAGAGTCTTTTGACTTCGGTAATGAGCATGGTATTTCTGCTAGTCTCATTTTCGGTATGAAGAAGGCAATCTTTAACTCCGTTGACCATGCTACGATTGTGGTTGACACTTACGCTGCTGAATAAGGGGGCTAGAATATGGCTATTTTTAAAAGTCGTTTTGCTGGTGGCTCCGGTAAAGGTGGCGGTGGAGTTGCTCACAGGAATGAGAAGGGGATGGATTTTCTCTATTTCCAGGTTAACATTCCTACGGCAGCTCTTGATAGCGCAGACGAGCAAGTTCTGCTTTACAAGTTTCCCGACGAGGGAGATGTCTGGATGTTTCGCGATGGTAATACCCTGGATACCGATGATACGGTTTGCGTTGGTGCAGCCGATTTTCAGGTGTCTGTTACCACCCTTGACTCCAGTACGTCTTCGGTATGGGATATCGGTATTGGTGATGTAGATGGTGTCATTGACACCGCTCTGATTTCCAATTCTACCATTGGGCAGACTACTGCCGGTACTGACCTGTTGGACGCCCCCGGACTTCCCGTGGACGTTTCTGGTAAGTATCTTATTTTTGATGTTACGACTGCTGCTAAAACAGCCGTCGCTGGATCCGTTACGGTGAAAGCTAAGGTTTGCGGCGGGATTAAGCTGGAAGTTGATTCCGGCGTAGCGTAGTTCTTTAACCCCTCGGGGGGGCAGAAATGCCCCCCTTGGGACTTTTCTGAGTGGAGCAGAGAATGGAACCATTAGACGAAAGAAAGCTCATTCTAATACCAGCAGTTCCCAGTTCCGGGACTTCTGCGCTAGCTGGAGTTCTTCATAATCTTGGCGTCAACATGGGGAACACCGAAGACTCGGTTGATAAGCGCGGATATGATATGTATGAGGACTTAGATGTATCCAAGTACTCTTTTAGGCCAAACCGCGAGGCTGATTATTTCTTCGGTAAGCTATCGGCAACAGTATTAAGATTTAGGGGATATATAAATTACAGGCTATGGAAAGACGAAGATCCGGTAGGGGCTAAAATCCCAGCAGTTCTTTGTCTGTATGACAATGACATAGCATCCCTCCCGATTGTGACTCTAAATGTTCATAGGTCGTTTGAGAAGTCAGTAGCTTCTGACCGCAAGACGATGATAAAGACGGGGAAATACAAATCAATAAGCGGTAACATTGATGCAATCATCGCTGCTAACAGGATGAGAGCATCAGACATGGGAACGTGCTTTGTTGCGAAGATGGACTTATTCAAGTATCATGAACCCATTGTTAACCTAACCTTTGATGAGCTCGTAGAGGAGAGAGAAGAGATGGTACCTCAGATTGCCAGTACACTTGGTCTCTCCACTACTGATGAGCAAATTCAGAATGCAATTAACTTTCTGGATAAGGATAAGAAACACTCATGAGCAACTGGGGCACAGCCAAGAGGCGAGTAGTGGAGGAAACGCACAGGTATGGCACTCTGGATGATGACTTTGCTTCCAGGGCTCTATGCTGGGCGATTGACAGGTTCAAGACTGAGAACCTGAAGTTTAACCAGGATACCGATGACTTCAGTACCGTAGCAGGAACGTACTCTTATGACAAAGAGACTTCTGACGGTGCTGGTGACGGGTATCCGACTTACATGGTGATGCCCATAGAGTTGAGTCTCATTGTCAGTGATTCATATTACATCATGACCAATGAGCCTATCAGGGAGTTCCGCCGAAATCAGGTGGCTTCATCCTACCGTGGGTATCCAAGCAGGTGGGTCTGGGAGTTTGAGAAGTTCCTATTTGACCCGACACCGAACGGAGTGTATACCGTTAGAGTTGATTATACTAAGGATCTGGGGACTCCAGTGGCATCTTATTCTGGCTCCACCTGGACATACAGCGTTAAGGGAGTTTCCCTGACAGACGCTTATACCAACGCATGGTTTACGCAAGGCATGGAGGTCATCGTAGCAGCGGCTAAGTGGTGGATTCTCTCCAATGTCTTTTATGACATTAAGGGTGCCCAGGCAGCTCACTATGCTATGACAGATGCCCTAATGGACATCAGGAATGCGTCCAGGCAGTCACAGATTCCTGGAGATGCAGTAGGCTGGTACTAATATGGCTAAGAAGACCATTCCAATCCAAGAGTTTGCTCCAGACATGGTGGACTATGATTCACCACACATGGAGGTGTGTGAGAATTTAGTCCCGATTAGAGGTGAGTATACCCCCATCTTCGGTGGGCAGGATGTTGGTAACATTAGTCATGGGCAGAATATTAATTCTGGATATTCTCATGTAGTCAGCAGTGACCTTGATAAGCAGACTTCCAGGGTTGAGAGTACGTTCTATGATCCTGGTCAGGGATATTATTACTGGCGTCTTAGTGACCATGACTTGGACACTACTCCGACCCTTGGTTACACAATGGTTAACGAAGTTACCCCAGATGATAATAATTATTTGTGGTATTATGACGACAATGATACTACGCCGACGATTAGAGCTCATGCTCTTAAACTGTCAGAGCTAACTGATCCAGTTGACGGTTCCAACCATGAGCTAAGCGTTAGGTGGCGTGGCTGGGAGTTTAACGGTGGGACCACCACCTCTCACTTTATTGCTAATATTTATCACTATGATGGGGTTAGTACTTGGACGAGGGTTGAGACTGGTGGAGACTTAATAGACGAGTCTATCGTTACCAGTGGAGACTGGTATACAGCCGTTGCTACTCTTACAGAGGCAGACGTTGACACCCTCGTTGCGGCAGAGCTTAACTTCTACGATGAACTTTACCTAGTCTTTGAGCCAACCATGTCTGTCGGCGCTGGGTCTTCTCCTACGTATGAAGCAGAAGCTAATAGTGATAGTCTGGTTGAGGATGACTGGACTTCCACTAATGTAGATGATAGCATTCTTTACCCAGAGATTGTTTACGAAGCTTCTCCTGACGCATCATACATTACAAGCCCACTGATGAGCGAAAGCGAAGAGCTTCTACTGAGGTTCCCGTTAAGCAATGACAGTAGTATTAAAATTGGGCCGGACTATCTCCCAACAGTTAACCTCAGAGCTAAGTCATCTATTGCCGCTGGCGTGTATGTCTCTATGGACATGTACAAGGATGGCGAGCTTGTTTATGAGCACACTGGCTCCAGGTGGACGCTGAATGATTCCTGGAAAGACCTTGACTGGGTTATAACCCCTGACACAATTTACGAGGATTGGGACTTCTGGGATGGCGTAGAGGTTGAGTTTAAGATTGAAAACGAGGCTACTGGTGGGTCTTCGCAGACTTACAGGGCAGATGATTCTGGGTTTAGTGCGTGGAGCAAGGTTGGTAGTGGTGGGGATCATCACACTCTAATTAACGACGAGGATGACGATACGTACCTTTTAAGCCCGAGTGGTAGTAGTAATGATCGCTTTGATATGGATTTGGAGTCTGCAACCGTCCCTTCTAATCACGCCAATACTAAGCTTAGGGTTAAAACCAAGAAAATATCCGGCAGCGCCAAGTTAAAGGTCATTCTTACAGATGGAGTCCAGGAGTATTCTAAAACATTTTCCGCAGATCAGATACAAAGTAGCTTTGGATGGCTAACCTGGAACCTGGGGGAAACTAAGTCAGAAAGCTTTGACTGGGATACTGATTTTGAGTTTACCGTAAGGAAAGAAGGCAATGGTCAGCTTGCAGTTTCGGAGGTAGAGTTCATTACTTCCTCTGACGGTGTAACAGTTGACATCTCAAGAATGTATATGGAGCAAACCGTCGGAGTCGGTTATGATGTATCATGGGCCAAGCTTACCTGCCCAGCCATAGAGGTTGACATTACCGGAGACTCCCAGAGAATTTATGCTGGAAACTCAGCTAGGATATATCAGATTGCCGACCTGGATACCGGAGTAGTTGATAATGTTTCCAGCACCTCCCTTCCGGTTTCGGGTGATTACGGAGCAACGGACTACCCGAAGGTGTGGGACTTCTGCTCCTGGGGTGGCAATGTCATAGCAACTAATTTCGTTGATCCGGTTCAGTACCAGGATCTTGAGAATGACATTGACGCCGTATTTGACAACCTAATTGCAGAGGTTGATGACGTTGCAATTGACTATACCTTAGGGGAGAATCCTTCTGAAAAAACGGACGCTCCCAGGGCCAAATTCTGTGCCGTTGTGCAGAATAGCTTGGTACTTGCCAACCTAAACTTTACGGGACATTACTCTTATAGTGTCTGCTGGTCTCATATTAACGACCCGACCAAGTTCTCATTCCCTAGTTATACGTACCTATCTGACTCTCAGATACTGGTACAGACTCCCGGCGAGATTACTGGGATTGTCGGTGGTGACTACGGGATCATCTTTAAGCGCAATAGCATCTACAGGATGAGCTACGTTGGTTCTCCGCTGATGTACCGTTTTGACATAGTTGCCAGGGGCGTCGGCACCGCCTACCCAAAGAGTATTGTAGTGGCAGGGGATGACATCTACTTCTTCGGCAATGATGGGTTTTACGTAATGAGAGGCGGGCAGGTTCCGCAGCCAATCTCCGAAGGCAAGGTTTCACGCATGTTTACGGATAACCCATTAGAATACTTCCTTGCTAACGGGACTGCCCTGGATTCCAGAAGCTACTATCCCCATGAGTATGATAAGCAATACAAGATAGACTCATCCCTGTATGGTGCTTATGACAGGACTAATTCCATTGTGTATTGGTACTATACCTGCCAGGGTGATGACGGGTATTGGAACAAGACCAAGGGAGTCGCTTATAACATTAAGTCCGGTAAGTGGGGCCAAATTGACCTCAGGGAGCTTCGGGGGTACGAGCAGAGCTTCGCCGATCATACCAGATTCAGGCATGTATCAGTTCCCATCGGGATTCTGAATACCAGGAGTGACGTTAACGACAGATATGGCGGTCTTGTTATGCTAAGCAAGCATGATCTCGCTACTACTCAGTCGGTATGGCGGCCTATCTCTAAG